GGGTGGTTCAGTGACGCATGGCAGTTTATGTCACATACAATTAGCGACTTTGCTAATGGTGGTGGTTTATTAGGTGACCTTGCGCATTATGAACAAATGCAACAACAATTATCCTTGCTAGATATGAAACTGGGTGGTTACCCACAAATTACATTCGATAGACAATATAACCGTGTTAATCTACACGTTTCCAAAACGAACCTCAAAGTAGACGATTATGTTATATTTGAGGTCTATGGTATTCGCAATCCAGACGAAACAGTCAACGAATATAACTCACTATGGAATCATCGGTTCCTAAAAGAATATACGACTGCATTGATTAAACGTCAATGGGGAACTAATTTAATTAAGTTTGACGGTATGACATTGCCTGGCGGTGTCACTGTTAATGCCCGTCTCATCTATGAAGATGCACTTGCTGATGTTGAGCGAATCATGGAGAAATTCCGTAACGAGGAAGACGAAGGCCCGATCTTTTTTGTAGGGTAACCCATGGCAACTAATCCATATATAAGTCAAAAACACAGACCTGAACAGAATCTCTACGAAGATATTCTGATTGAGGCCATCCAGTTTTACGGACAGGACGTATATTATCTTCCTAGAGAGATTGTCGAGAGAGAAGAAATTTTCCTAGACAGCATCCAGTCCCAATTCTCTGACGCATACAAAGTTGAGGTGTATATTGAAAACACTGATGCCTTTGATGGTGAAGGAGACCTATTCACTAAGTTCGGTATTGAACTGCGAGACCAAGCAACCTTCGTGATTGCTCGTCGCAGATGGCGTGAGCTTGTTGGTGACCGTCTTGCAGACAATCAATTCCGTCCACGCGAAGGTGATGTGATTTACCTTCCCCTGTCAGAGTCACTGTTCGAAGTGAGGAAGGTAGAGACCGAATCACCATTCTATCAATTATCGCAACTACCACAGTTCCGTATGCAGTGCGAATTGTTCGAGTTTTCTGATGAAGATTTTGACACTGGTATTGATGTTATCGACCAAGTAGAAGAAGAACATGCCTTCCAGTACGAACTTATTATGGATGGTACTGGGGAATCCGAATATTATCAGGTAGGCGAAAATGTATCCCAAGACTTTACCGACTATCAGATTGAAGGTGAGGTAACATACTGGAACCATGAAACGCGTCTTCTCAAGATTGCGCACACTGGTTCAACAGATGGTGAGTACCGTTTATGGACGACTGACCGTCCGATAATAGGAGATAACGCTTCTCTTACCCCTACAGCTATAGATGATGGTATAAATGAAATCCAACCACTTTCACAGAATAAAGTGTTTGATGATTTCGCTAATGATTTTGTGGACTTCTCTGAGTCCAATCCATTTGGAGATATATCATAATGATGGGAAGTCACTTTTATCATAAACGCGTCCGTACTTGCGTTGCCGTATTCGGTTCAATGTTTAATGACCTACATGTTTTGAGAACAGATTCCGGTGGAAAGGTTCTATCTCAAGTTAAAGTCCCCCTATCATACGCACCAAAGAGGTCGTTCATTGAGCGTCTAGAAGAGATGACTAATGGAGAGGAAGCAGAACGCAGAGTCGCAATCAAGCTTCCACGAATGTCTTTCGAGATTACTTCTATTACATATGACGCGACACGACAGTTACCTAAAGTAAATGGTTTTGGCGGCATCGTGTCGTCGGACAATGGTTCACAAAGAAAGATGTATGTGGGCGTTCCTTATAATGTGTCTTTCTCTCTATCAGTCTATGCAAAGTCACAAGACGACGCTCTACAGGTTGTGGAACAAATTATTCCATACTTTGCACCCCAATACACGTTGACAGTAAAACCTTTTGCTGACCAACCGGATATCAAGGAAGATGTTCCCATAGTGTTGACTGGGTTGGACTTTCAAGACGATTTCGAGGGCCCGGTAGAACAGAGACGTACTATTATATACACTCTGAACTTCGACATGAAAGTTAACTTCTATGGCCCAGAACTCACTTCACCAATTATTCGTGAAGTGAACACCAATCTTAACCTTATAAATAACGGTGATGATACTCTACTAGAGACTATTAATACAACTCCAGACCCTATAGACGTGAGTCCGGACGGAGATTATGGTTTTAATACGGAAATAATCTTTCCTGAATGATTGGTAATATGTTATGAGAGACAATAGTAAACCACCTGTTCTTTTTGATGAAGAGCAGAAGAAGAACTTTGTACACGAACAGGACTATGAGTACTCTCGTGATACTTATTATGACCTAATTGAAAAAGGTCGTGAGTCTCTAGAACTCATGATAGAAGTCGCACGTGAGTCAGAACACCCACGTGCCTTCGAAGTTCTCTCTGGTATGATAAAAGGTATTGCAGATGTCAATGACAAGTTGATGGACTTGAATAAGAAACAGAAAGAACTCACCAAAGAAGACAAACCTGCCGAACCTACCACTACTAATAATAATCTATTCGTTGGTTCCACTACAGACCTTCAGCGTATGCTGTTAGGCGATGAAAAAACTATTGACCAAGACGACGATGAAGACGATATTACGTAAGAAAAACAAAACCCAATTAATAAAGATAACAGACGACACCTTCACTGTTCCAGAGTATAAGAAATTACTCTCGACTATGAAGATAATGGTCGAAAATTCTTTAAATCCTCTCAGAAACGACACATGGCCTAAAGAATTAGTGGATGGTGTAGGTGCGTATAGTGACACATATTCAATATCTGACCCTGATATCGTTCATCTGTTAGCTGACAAATGCATGTCTGTTATCGGTAGTAGTAAGAATTATGAGGACTACCTTGTAATGTATTATGAGGGGGATGGTCAGTCTGGACTAAATTGGCACACCGATAAGGCCTATTCAGCATCTGCATCGATTTACCTGAATGATGACTGGAACGATAATTATGGTGGTTACTTTGTTTTCAAAATGAATGGTGACAAATTGAAAACTGGTGTTAGTCCAGACTTGGGTACGGCCGTGTTTCAAAAAGGTGAGATACTTCATGCTGTTACTTCAACAAGACATAATGCGCCTCTCCGAAAGTCTATACAGGTCTTTATAAAGTGACATCATTCACCAAGAACTCATATCTAGGAAACCCTCAAGTTAAAAGAGATGGTGTCGCAGAAGAGTGGGACAAGAAAACTCTGCGAGAATATGGCAAGTGTATGAAAGACCCAGCATACTTTTGTCGTAAGTATGTCAAGGTCGTGCACCTAGATAAAGGGTTGGTACCATTCAAGTTGTATGATTATCAAGAGGAAATGTTTAAACACTTCAATGATAATAGATTTTCTGTTGTTCTCGCCTGTCGCCAGTCTGGTAAATCAATTAGTTCGGTAGGGTATATTTTATGGTATGCTGCATTCCATCCAGAAAAAACTATTGCCATTCTTGCCAACAAAGGTGCGACGGCACGTGAGATGTTATCTCGTGTTACACTCATGTTGGAGAACCTCCCGTTCTTCCTACAGCCTGGGTGTAAGGCACTCAACAAAGGGTCAATAGAGTTCTCTAATAACTCGCGTATCATCGCAGCAGCAACCTCCGGTTCCTCTATTCGTGGTATGTCGGTCAACCTTCTATTCCTAGATGAGTTCGCGTTCGTAGAGAATGCGGCCGAGTTCTATACATCTACCTATCCAGTAATTTCGTCCGGTAAGGACACGAAAGTTATCATAACAAGTACCGCAAACGGTATTGGTAATACTTTCCAGAAGATATGGGAAGGTGCTGTACAGGGTGTAAACGCATATAAACCGTTCCGTGTTGACTGGTGGGACGTGCCTGGGCGTGATGACAAGTGGAAAGCACAAACTATAGCGAATACGTCTCAGTTGCAGTTTGACCAAGAATTTGGTAATACTTTTTTTGGTACTGGTAATACTCTTATTGAAGGTCAAGTCCTTCTTGACTTACGTGCCAGAGAACCTAAACGTAGACTAGAAGGTGGAGATTTGTTAGTCTATGAAGATGTTATTGAAGATCATCAGTATATCATGACCGTAGATGTTTGTCAAGGGCGCGGTCAAGATTATTCTACATTTAATGTTATTGATGTTTCGGTACAACCATTCAGACAAGTGTGTGTATATCGCAACAACAAGATATCTCCAATACTTTACCCGAACAT